AAGTCCTCCATACCAGCAGTTTTTAATTTAACCAAATGGCCCAACATAAAGTTTTTAGATTCCAATGCCTTCATCACGCCCAACCAACGATTACGCAGTAATGCTACTTCATTAATTAGTGTTTCATAGTCAATGACTTCATCTTCTCCATCAACATACTTTTCAGCATCTCTGGCAGTAAGAGCTCGATTATAATTTTCAAGATATTTCTGGAAATATCCTTTACGCAGTTTACGTAGTTGAATGTTCATATAGTTTAATACCGCTTCAATTTCTTGTAGCTGATTAAATCTACGTTCGGTTACACCAGGTAGATCTCTAATGTTACGTTCGACTACACCATTTATACTAATCTCACGTTTGGCTTCGTCTAGCTCAGCCATGTAAAAATTAATAAATTCTGGCAATTCACCAAGATCTTGGGTTACTTTGTTATACCACATAATTCCTCATATTTGATTAGCCATGGAAACACTTGTCGCCAGTTTGTATTTCTGCGTCTATCTAACTCAGTTAGATGTGTAATCAATTGTACTATCTTTTCTGTATTTTCGCAAGTACTTTGTAATTGAGACCAAATACCATTGAGATAATTAAACGCCGTAATTTCCTGTGGATTAGTTTGTTGCATTAGAGATAATGCTAATTCAAAATCAGTCCGCCAAATTTCTCCACCAAAAATTTCAGGATTATGATACGAGGGGTTAAACACTGTTTGAAAATAATGATGAATTGATCTAACTGTTCTCCATTCATTTATCTTTTTTACAAGATCAGGAAAGGTACGAATAGTCAGCGGAGTTAATGTACTATTAATGTTAAGATATACCCATTTTTCATCAAGCAATGTTTGCATATTTTTTTCAATGGTATCTAATTTAATTCCTGATCTAGCATATTCCTGTTCATCCCCCCAACAATCCAAACTTACAGTAATATCAAATCGCTTAATACATCGTTGAATCATCATTTGTTTTACCTGTTGCAAAAATAACTGAAATTTGGCAGGCGCAAGCATTAGGTTGGTTACTAGATTTAATTCTAATTCTCTGTTGGGATGAGTTTTAAAGAAATCCACACATCTATAAAATTCTTTCTGATATAAAGGTTCGCCACCCAATATATGTAATCTTCGTAATTCATTTGAGTTATTTTCAAGCCACGTAAACAACTTTTCAATATATTGTTGATTTAAATTTCGATCAATTGACTTGGTGGGTATAGTTACACCATTTTTATTAAAATTGCCAAATTTGTTATTCTCACGTTCAATTTGAGAACTATTACTAGCATTACAATAAGTGCAGGATAAATTGCATGTATTATTAATAAAAACTTCAAGTATTTTTGGAGTTACAATCACTGCATTGGGAGTTACTTCCAATTCTTTGGGAGATAAATTTGGTATTGTTAAATGGTGCTGTCTGTCGCTATGTCCACCACTTTTTTCAATTTTTTCGCAGTATCTACATCCCTCATCATCATGCATATACTCCAATGGTTGTGGCCATTCTCCACGTAACATACTTTCCCGTTGTCGTATCTTCTCTTCTGTGTTATGAAATTTGTCAAAATTGTCAATTGGTATAGGATGTCTACCCACACGATGGCAAGATGCTGTAGTACCATCATTAAGAAATATAGTACTCCAGGTCCATTTTAATTGACATGCAGTCTCAGTTTTTATTGGAAAGTATTTGTTCACTTCGTTGCCCAGTTAATTAGCGATTGAGGAAACATAGTTAGTTCTAAAGAACGTCGTTGAGCAAATGTTGTTAAATAATTCTTAAAATTTAATCTTTGTTTTACAGATGGGATATTTGGCATAGCAGTAGTTATCATACTTTGGACTGATGATGGAAATTTATCCAATAAGTTAAGTATTCTTTCTTTAGATTGATCATCCAATACATGTATTGATAAAAACTCCGGATCAGTACACGGTGAATATACAACGGGAGTATCTCCAGCCCAATTAATAAAGTCAGGAAGCCCGCTTAATGTAAGATTGCTTATGGTAGCATAAAATGAATATGTTACTTGTTGCTCTGTTAATACTGCAATATTACGCTGTAATCTGTCCCAGGTGTTTCCATATCTTACAAATTCATAAAGTTTATCTGTACTCTCTGCACTAATACATACATTAACTTGGCGTGGTAACAAAGACAATTCTCTCGTAAACCGGGCAGGGTCAACTCCTAGCCCTGACCAAATATTAACTTTAATATGTGATGGGATCGCTCTTACTAGATTTCTCAGTCCCAAGTAAAGAAAAGGTTCTCCACCAGTTATAGTTATTTCTTCCAAGTTAGAACTAGCCGCAAGTCTATTGATCTCAGCAAATAGTAATTGAGTATTGTCTGAATTGCTAATATCTTTCTGACTAAGTTTTAACAATACTCGATCAGTATTATTTAAAGCAAATCGATCATCTTGGGTATCCACTCCCACATAAGATCCGTGAGTTAGAATATCTTGCGTCCAAGCACTGCTATATTGTTTGCAACAATATACACAAGTCATATTACAATCATTACCAATGATAATGTGCAATATACGAGGCGATGCATTAATGTCAGTATGTGTACGTTGTTGGCTTTCTGAACTTAGCCTACGACTTGTCAATCCTTGTTGTTCGGCATTCCAGCATGTAGCTGAGCAACTATCCACTTTGACATCTGACAACATTAACTTACGCTCATGTTGTAGTTCTGGTGTATTAAATAGTTTACCTGGATTCTCACGCAACCATGATAAATTAATTTTAGCTGGAGTTGCCGCACAACAACTTAGAGTTTGAATTTTACTAATATCAACAGTCAACCACCAAAATTTCTGACTACAGTAAAAGTTGGTGGGAGACTGTGTATTATTCGTCTTCTTCGTCGTCTGCATCCTCGTCCTCAGGAGCATATTCCCGTAACGATCGTTTAAGTGCTGGATCACTCCCACCAAATTCTTGTAATTCTGAATCACCCAGCATATCTACCAATACACTAATTAAACTATCGGCAGCTTCTTGACGATCTTTTTGTGGTACGTGTTGAATTAATATTGCATATGTCTCGCTTAATACTTCTACATCTATACTCATTCTGCGGTTTCCTTATCAGGTTGTACAGTAGCATGATGCGGATTAGCAGTAAAGTCTGCCATGACCTTATCCAGTGATTCGTCTTCATTACGTTCCCAAGCCTTGCGGAATTGCTTGATCACTGTGCCATCTGTCAGTGTATATTTAAGACTATTTCCTTCCTTGGATAATAAACCTTTGTGTTCAAACATGTCAACTAATCCAGAATAGGGGTTCATGCCCTGTTCGTAAGGAATCTTAATCTGTACAGTTTCAAAAGGTTTGCTGTAGCGTGTTTTCATAATCTTACAACTTGCACGTATACCGCTAACATCTGAAGTTTTGTTACCGTCTTCATCTTCTTTAAGTTTGAGCTTACGCATTGCTACCACGATTGAGCTGGCATAGATAAACCCTTGTCCACCGCTGATCTTGTCATCAGGATCAAACATATCTTGGCTGGCATACGTATGGTTGGTTGCAACTAGCCCAATGTTTAAACTACCAAACATGTTAACACAATTACGAACCAGTGCCGCAAGTGCTTTGGGCTTACGACCCATGTCACCTTTCATATCGCCTGCTTCAAACTGGTTAACGTCCGTGGGAGTTAGCAACATACCCAGCGAGTCAACCACAAACAAGACCTTGGGACGTTCTATTTCTGGTAATGTTTTGTATTCTTTAACAAACTCACTGATCATCTTACCCACATCATCAATCATAGCCATATTGAGTTTGAGTAATTTATCTTCGCTAGTATCTACACCCAGTGCATGTAGCCATTTTTCATCCAATGCGTTTTCGCTATCTATTAGAATAACAAAGATATCTTGTTTCTGTGCGTTAGCTACTAGGTTACCTGAACAGATAAACGATTTGCCCGCACCTGATTCACCAGCAAATACAGTAACCTTGCCCAGTGGAATACCTTTATTAAAGTCTCCGCTGATAAGATAGTTCAATGTATAGTTGCTGGTACTGATCCAATCTGTGGGATCGTTAAAACCAAAACTGATTCCGTCAATTGATTTTGTAATACTT